CCTAACCCGAGAATAATAAATGGCAAGTTTCGAACAAGTCGTATCAGAACTTAAAGAACTGAATGGTACTTCAGAAATAACCCTTGAGGCACAGTTTGAAACCAAGGACGAAATTAGCGCATTAGAAAAAGTCCTCGCTTCTTTTATGAATAGTATACCTGTGGCAATCCTCGCCGGATTTCAAGATCTCATCAATGCTAACGAAGACATTTATAAAAAAGAGAAAAAAGATAACGACACTCGGGAAAAAATAAAAGGCAGAAAGGGCGATGATGGTGACGGTGAAAAGGAAGGATTCGCGCAAAAAATAAAGGGTTCCTTCAAAAAAGGGTTTGAAGAAGATCAGAAAACAACCTTGAGCGAAGATATATTTGGCGGCACGATTAAAAAGATTGAAGAGGTCTCTAACCTAGCAGGTGCTTGGTCTGGAAGAATCATGAAGGTCTTGTCGGTACTAAGAGTGGGATTGGTTGCATTCGGAGGAGCAATCAGCACATTCTTTACTGGTTTAATGACAGCGTTGGCACCAATCGCCGCTGCACTTGCACCCCTTTTACTACCAATTGCAGCAATTGCTGCTGGCGTAACTGCCTTGGTTATGGGTATTCAAGGTTTCTTAGACGGGTTCCAATCTCAAGAAGGAACGCTATTAGACAAGATATTTGGCGGAATATCTGGGTTCGTTAAAGGATTTATGAAGATTCTAACCATCCCGCTAGATTGGATGAAAGATATATTATCAGGCATTCTCGGGTTTTTTGGTTTCGATGGAGCAGCAGAAGCTCTTGACTCTTTCTCGTTCACAGAACTTTTTGGCGGTTTGGTAGACAGTATAAAAGAATTTGTCATCGGTCTTAAAGATTTAATTTGGGAAAAGATTAAAGCAGTAGGAAATAGCATAAAAAGTTTCTTTGGTTTTGGTGACGACGAAGATGAAGAAACAAACGCCAAAGCAGAAGCAGAATCTGATAAGAAAGAAGAAGAAATAAAAAAAGAAAAAGAAGAAGAATCTAACAAGCGTGGTATGGATTTGGGATCTACTGACACTTCTATGAAAGAAGACGGTAAACGTGGTATGGAGATACCTCGAGACAGTGAAAAAACTTATTCTGTTATGACTAAAAGTGGAATGCAGAAACTTACCGAAGAAGAAATAAAGCAGGGTAGGAAAGATGGTACCATTAAGCGATCTCTTGCCAAAGAGGCGCTGGAGGAAATAGAGGATGAAAGAAAAACTGAACAGATTCTTGGCAAACGCGGTCGAGTTATAGGCGAAGCACCTGCTGCGCCAACCAAAGTCAGTGCAGAAACTGGCAAACGTGGAATGGTGATTGGTGATGCTCCTGTAAAAACTGCTGCTGAAAAACAAATTGTAGCAGACATGCAGGCGGGAGCGACTCCAGAAGAAGCTGTAGGAAAAGCGATGAAAGTTCGCAAAGATGCTCTTGTCGCTGGTACTATAGAGGGCACAGGTGCACCTGTTAAAGTAGCAGGACCAAAAACTGTTAGCGCAAGAGCGGGTGCTGATGCTTTGACAGAAGCAGAACAATTACAAGCATCTATAGACGCCCTTAAAGCGGAAATGGCAGCATTGGGAAGTGCGTTTGATCCTGAAAATATTGCGAAATTTAAAGAAGGTCTAGACCTTACTACTGATGAAGGTAAAGCAGAAGCAAAGGGGAGAAGAGATAAGTTTATAGATGATCAAAGTGTATTCACCGACAAAATAAAAGAGTTGCGGGCACAAAAAGACAAAGTAATGCAAATTGCTGACAAGGCATTCGGTGGTTCTGATGATTTTGATGCAGCATTAGAAGGCGATGCCGATTTCGATAAAAAAGAAACAATAGATGAATTTTTAATGAGAACTGAAGGGCGAACCCCAACTAAAGTTAAAGGTGGAACCATTGTCTCAGGAGGCGCAGAAACTGTTAGAGTAGAAAGTGCTGAAGCGAAAGCAGAAAGAGAAAGCGCAGTTGCCAAAGAAAAGAAAATGCTTGACGCAGAGAAAAAAGCATTTGCCATGTTGGAACAACAAGGTGTCATTGGCGCAGATGAGTTCCTTGATTCAGACGACCCGAGAATGAAGCAGGTTGCTGAACTTGCTCAAAAGATTTTCGATGGTGATTTAGGACCTACGCTGGTGGGAGGTCAAGCAAGTGCGGTTGCGCAATCTACAGCGATGAGCGGTGAGCAGAAAAAACTTGCAGCAGCAAAAGAAAGTGAACAAACAGCAGCGAATAATGTGATGGTTGCCCCTACGAACAACAGCACCAGTGTGGTCAACACTAAAAATAATTATGGTCCAATGCCATCAGCGGTGGATAAAAGCGATAGAACGCATCGTGGTTCTTACAGAGGAAAACAGATCTAACTTTTCTTTTTCTTAAATGGCGCGAGCGGTTTTAGTTTCTTAAGTTTCCCAGGAGTTTTATTAATAATCTTCATTCTGGTTAACTCATCTTCAGTCCATATTGCAAACTTGTAACCATTATCTTGTGCAATCTGTTGCGCTGCTTCCCACTTGTTACGATTTTTGATATAGGCGAATGCTTCGTTTAGAGAACGTCTTGAGCGAGGACTCTTAGATTTCGGCGGTTCCGTTTGTTTTTTCGGTTTCACTTCGACAAGCAAGACGTTGCCATTTTTGAATTTAATCCAGAAGTCCACGTGATACTTGTGCCACTTTTTATCAACGTCATAGTAGTATGGTACAATAAAATCCTCGCTGTTCCATTTGGCAACTTCGGAGTTATTGTCTAACCAAATCATGACTGATTTTTCCCAGTTAGATCTGTATACGACCTCCTCAAGATTCCCTTTGTACTTGCTCGGGTGTTTTACTGTGTATTTGCCCTTATAAGTTCTTGGCATCGCATATAAATAACTGAAATAATAATAACCTTATTTAGCAGCGAGAGTTGTTTAATGGCAATTAAATTCCCAGAAGATCAAACCGGATATCCAGGATTTATTCGATTCACTCCAGTTGACGATCAAGGCGCACAGGACGGAGAAATAATTGAGTTATATCTCCCTGCTGGTGTTTTGTTTGCTGATAAAATGGAATATGAAAACATGGCACTTGGACTCGCAGGTATGATCGGTGCTGATGACGAAAATACTGCTACCGCTGAAAATCTCTTCTCGGGCGATGTTGCCGGATTAGCGATGCAAGAAATCATAAAAAAAGCGGTTAGTGGAGCAGCTGGGGCAATCACTCAAAGAAATAAACAAGCACCAAATCCAAATACTCGAGCATTGTTTAAACAAGTTTCTTTAAGGTCTTTTCAATTTAATTTTAAATTAATTCCAACAACAGAAACTGAAGCAACCACTATTACTAACATCGTGAAAGAGTTTCGTACGCAAATGTACCCAGAATTAATTGGTGGCGGTGGTGAAGGAACGTCAGTAGGTTATGAGTTTCCTAACAGATATGAAATTGAAACTTTTTATGATGGTCAAGAAGACATGGCTCCAAAAATCTTTCCTGCATACTTAGAAGCATTTCAAGCAAGTTATAATCCAACTGGGCAAACCATTTTTCAAAAAGCAGGTGGTCAAGGTTATTTCGCTGAAACCGATATGAATTTGACGTTCACTGAATCAAGAGCTTTAACTAAACAAGATATTGCTGGTGGATACTGAGGAACTATAAATGACAACGAGATATTTCAGACAGTTTCCTGTAGTAGAATATAAATTCGGTGATAACGAATCGACAGTAAACTTTCAAGATTTAAGTGTGTACATTGATGCCTTGGATCAAGTAAAAGAATATGGTACTTTTTATCAGAACTACCATATTCAAAACGGAGAGAGACCTGATCATGTATCTTATCGTCTTTATAACACTACAGATTATTATTGGACTTTTTGGTTGCTAAATGATAAATTGAAAGAAAGAGGGTGGCCAATAGACAATTCTCAACTGTATCTTCGTGCTAAACAGTATTATCCTCATTTAACCTTTAGGGTTGACGGTGTTGCATACGACAACGCACTGAGAATAAACAGACCATTATCAAGATCCTCTACTTTTAAATTAGGAAATTATATTTGGATACAACAAAATAAACAAGCAGGTAAAATCATTAGAATAGACCAAGAAATAGGATTACTGCATGTTGACATGGGTACTTTTACCACGAGAAATCCAACCGTGGTTGACACAAACCCCAATTTATCACTCGGCGAAACGGGTATCGCCTCAACCAAGTTGGTCACCATCGACGAATTTTCAGCACTAAAAATTATGAACGGGCAAAATACCCCAGATCAAAATTGGATACCTTTAGAACAATACGAAGTGATGAACATTGTACAAGCATATCATCAATATGATGCGCCACATCATTACGAAAATACGGTGACTGGACATTGGGTGTATCCATCTTATGAAACTGAGTCGCCTCACGAATTAGATTGGAGCAGCGTTACTACTCAACAATCAGTCTCATATTTCCAACGTCTTAGAGAAGTGAACGACGAACAAAGAGCGATAAAAGTTTTAAAGCAAGACGTGGTTGGTCAAATCGTTAGTGAATTTAATACGTTATTAACTCGCAGGCAGTAATAATGCCATTAAATGTAAAACAAGAATACAAGATTGCCGAAGCAGTTATATTCGCGGATAGACTAGACGCTGAATACGATCTAAAACGTGTACTCGTAGAACTAGATTTATTTGAAGACCTTGAAAAAAATTACGTCAGCGGACAAGTCGTTATTATGGACGACCTTGGTGTATTTGACGAAATAAAAATAAAAGGAACGGAAAAGTTTCGTGTTAAAATTGAAATACCAGAAATTGAAGGTATAAGCGTTGAGCACACATTTAACATAGTTTCTATAGTAGAAGTTGGGAAAGTCGCTGAACGCGCAGAAATGTATCATTTAAATCTTATATCACCTCATGCCTATAAAGATCAAGCGATTAAAATATCGCGATCATACACTGGTAAATTAGAAGATATAAGCGAAGCAATATTAAAAAATCATTTAAATGTTCGTGCTGACCGCAACTATATGGGCGGTAACACCAGCATTCAAGAACCCGTTCGCATCATAACTCCATATATAACGCCATTAGAAAGTGTTACATGGTTGATGGATAGAGCAACCACTCAGATTGGCGCTCCCTTTTATGCCTATCAAACTATATACGATCAACAATTAAATGGTGGTGAAGATGTACTCCGATTTGGTAATTTAGAATATATGTTCAGCAAACCAGTTTGGAATCAAGATCAACCATTACTTTATTCTCAAGGAAGAGGTCAAGAAGGTGGCGGTGCTAAATTAGAAAAATCAAAATACATAGTTAAAAGATTGTCTATGCAAAATATACAAGACACTCTGAAATTGATACAAGAGGGTGCTCTTGGAAGCAATCTAAGTTCCTATGATTTATTCAGCAGTCAAAGATACACAAGGCATTTTAATATTCGCGAACTTCTTGGTAAAATGGAACAAAATAATATGTTTGGTGAGGGCAAACAAAATGTATTCGACGAAGAACAAAAACTGACGCTCTCGAATGAAACTAAAACTCTAGACAAATATGATGCGCGATACATCAATACTGTAACGTCATATGGTACATACGGATATAGAAACAGTTACCATGACGTCTTTGATCAGTCGCAAGCATTGAATAAAATAAGGCATTATGCTATTAAGAGTTTGTTTAATAAGAATATGATAGACCTCTCCTTTCCTGGTATCACATTTTGGCAGGCATTAGAATTTGGTGCTTCAGGCGTAACTGTTGGCGATCTTGTAAAAATAGATTTTAAAAACACTAACGTAGATGCAGATGGTGACGAACAAGTTAATAAAGAACTTTCAGGAACTTTTTTAGTGCATAAATGTAGAAATATCTTTAAGAGCACTACCCATGAAGTCATTGCATCGGTTTCTAAAGTCGCTGATTATGACGGAGGTACGTCAATTTGAAAACTTGGAATCATGAATATTATGGCGACGATATCCGATGGTTTGTTGCGAATGTTATCGACAACACTCCCCCTTATGGACTAGAGGGTAGGGTACAAATTCGCATACATGGAATTCATACCGATAATACCGATAAGACTGGTATACCACAAAGAGATCTTCCTTGGGCACAAGTTATGAACCCAGGAGATACTTATGGAGTTTCAGGTTTAGGAACGAGCGCACAAATACTTCCTGGTGCATTAGTGTTTGGATTTTTCTTAGACGGTGCTACTTCTCAATTGCCTCTTGTACTTGGGTCATTGCCTCGTATCGAATTTCCTACTACAGTACAAGCATCGAATCGTGAGGATATGGCGACTAATCCATTTACTTATGAATTTAATCAATCTAATGCTGAAGCAGTTGACCCAATATTAACAACTTCTGCTAGACCAGCAGGTGATGTTGCCAGATACTTTATTGATAACGGATTTAACGCGAAACAAGCTTCTTCTATCACAGGCGTCCTAGATGAAATAAGCGGACTTGACCCTAATAATGTGAGTAATGGAGTAGGAATCGCAGGTTGGATACCAAACTCCCCTAGATATAATCGCTTCTATGCTTATATCCGTAGACTCGCTCCCGCAAGAGATGCTAGTGACTTTGAAGGGCAATTGCTTTATGTTCTTCATGAACTTAAGACTGCAAGATCTATTGCAATGTCCAAGTTGCTTCGTGCTAGGGAAATTGAAGGTTCTTTATATGGCGCCAAAATAGACGGCATCGAAGAAAAGGGTAATGGAATGGTTGCTGCATTGTCAAAATATTATGTTGATTCTAGACTCGCTTATAGTGAAGGTTCTGCCATATCTAAAGCGAAGGCAATATATGGTGGACTTGGGGCAAGATAATGGCCAGAATAAATCTCAGCGAAATAAATTTATATATCAAAAACTTTTTTGAGAGGATCGGTTTACGCGATCTTGAAAAGGTACATGCTGATAGAATTAAGCAATGGTTAATAGAAAACTTATCGAATATAGGTAGATACAGTGTTCGAGACTTTGAGAGAACAGGTAATTTAAACTCTTTCGGTAAACACCCCTATAATGATATGCGACCAACTCATCATGACAGAGCAGATGGTTGGGTTTCGTTAACTGAAGAAGTTCCTGATATTGATCATCTAACATATGGCACGGGCATGCTTTATGTACACGGTGAAATGGAGTTGCCCGAATACTGGAAAGAGCAGGGCGGCAAGCCAGGCGATCACATGTACGATGATGAGTTTCATCAGGTAAACTATTCCGGAACGCAGAAATTTCTGTTTGAAAGAGTTACTGGCGAAACATACACTTTTTGGTATGAACCAAAAACAGGTCTTAATGGGACTGGAAATCCAGGAAGAACTCCACCCACTACTGCTGGTGGGCAGGCTTCTGGTTGGGGGGACCAAGGTTGGAAGCATGGATATCTTTCGAAACTTGCGCCAGAGGTAAACCCAACGATTGTTAACGGAACTTGGAAAGAACCGAATGGTATTCCTGCTACATACAGCGACCCCGTTGCTTGGTTCTATGGTACGATCACTTACACTATTGGTGGTGATCAAGTAACAGAAAGGCAGGGAGATAAAGCAGATGCAGATAATGACGGTATCGTGTATCACTTAGATAACGAGAGAAATAATTATCCATGGAGAGTTATTAATGCAGCGTCAGCAAAGAGCGTGAAGAACATGCTTGAAAATGTTATCAAAGAAGGGTCAAACGGTATGTATGACGGTAGTACACCGCAACTTGCAAAAGACGTTGGTAATTATCCTCCTAACAATGGACTAAAGTTTGTAAAGGACAAGATCGATGGTATCGTAAACTTTATTTCTCCTGTTAATGAAGTTCCCAAGGACTAATTTAATATGGCAATTCCGACGCAAAGTTCTTTTAACACGTTAATCGCGCAGTCACTTGTCACGGCGAACGGTTCCGATGATGCATTCGATGCTCTTACAGGAGGAACCTTACCCGCTGAGACTAAAACTGCGATAGACAAACTTGTTACTGAGACACTAAAAAGTAATAATAATAAACCTACTGCGCAGTTGTATGACCAAGTAGCGGAGTTGATGATTGGTTCGACGCCAGGAATGAGTGTTGAAACTCTTGCTAATGTACTTCGCACTACTGACATAGGAGGAGTTTTGACGGGCAAAGTGCCTTCTGTTAACATTGAGAATCAATTAGCAAATATAACATCTAAGTACGAAAAGAAGTTATTGCAAATTACTGGAGCAGTAGACCAAGAAGTCCTTAAATTGGGATTGCCAGGATTCGCTCAAAACGCAGCAAATGGAATTATTAACGACACCAAATCATTAATTAACGACACGTTAAGAAATAATGGTATTACTAATATTAATGGTAATCCTGCTTCTGTTGATGATGCTGTTACAATTGTTGTTAATAAAATTTTATCACAACAAGATTTAATCACTGTTAATGATATCGCCGGAGAATACACTTCAGAACAAGTTTTAGAATCTATAAAAGACGTGGCAGATGCAGCAGGAATCATTGACACTGCTGAACAATCAGTGGAGAAGGCGAACGAGCTCGCTGGCGCTGCGATACAAGGAATCAACGGTGGTCCTAATGCTTTAGGAGAATACACTGACGCGATTGGATCTATAAAAGGAACCATACTAGGGTTGACTGAAGTGACCGAACTAGAATTGATTGGTCCTCCTAGTTATGAGATAGACGGGAGTAATGTACAAGCTGGTGGTAAATATATTTCTTCAGTAGAAGAACTTGAAGCGGAAATGGCAAGTATGACGCGTGATATTTCTGAGATAATTGTTCACTGGTCAGAAACTTTTACGAACGCAAACTTAACTGCTGCACAATTAACAGAAATAACAGGATTTGGGGATAATGCCTATCATTTAATTATTCGTAGAGACGGAGCAGTTGAAAGGGGAGTTCCTTTAAATACAGTCGGTAATCATTGTCCAATTAACAATCATAATGCATACTCTATCGGAGTGTGTTTAGTCGGCGGTGTGAATGTTCCTTCTGACACCAGAGAGTTAGAAATCGAAGTATCCCCCAGAAGCATAACCCAATCTCAATATAAAAGTTTGTATCAAATATTTCGCACATTCTTTGACCAATATCCTGGTGGTCAGGCTCTCGGTCATATGGACGTAGATGTGTCCCAAGACGACCCAGGATTTGATGTACGAGACTATGCGTACAATAATTTCAACAAGCAATCATTATACCTTGATCCACCGAATGACCCTGCATTGTCGCCTCAGGATATCCTAAAGGCACTTGAGGGGCAAGGACCAGATGTATTGACCAAAGACCCTGATGTTATGGAGAAAAAGTTCTAATGACTACTGGTTCTAATAAAATAACAGATCGAATTAAGGACGCTAACAGCGAAAGCCAAGAACTCACTACAGGAATCCCTTTAGACGGATCAGTTGACCCTACAGGTGAATATCCTTTACGATACAATTGGTTTTCTAGCAATGTAAGTGCTGCTGGGCGCGGTATAAAAGTAAACGATCTTTGGATGCGTGGCAGCACTATGAATGTCAGTTTTGATATTCCTGTTGGCACGACCTCCATATATCCCTTTAATCAAGCAAACGAAACACCATCAGGGCATTCTTTTGAGATAGACGATACTCCTGGCAATCAGAGAATTCTTATTAAACATCATACTGGTGCTGGTGTTGAACTTAAACAAGACGGGTCAGTTCTAGTCGCTTCTCGTACTCATCAGATTCAAGTAGTCGGTGCAGATCATGAAGTTATCGTGCAGGGTGAAGGAAACATAACATACGACGGAGACATGAATCTAACAGTTAACGGAAACTATAATCTGACTGTTGGCGGTACTATGAACGTCGATATTGGCGCGAATCATAATCATTCGATTCATGGTTCTTACATTACTGAAACTGGAGACACACACCAAACAATTGTTCGCGGCAATATGGATAGAAAAGTTTGGGGCGATGTTGTAGATTTTACTGCCAGCGAACATAAAATTATCACGAAGGGTGATTTCCGTATCTTGTCCAATAAAGATATTATTCCTAATGCTCGTCGCGGTATTAGGATGACAGCGGAAAAACACCTTACTACTGCATGCGGTGGATTCACCACATTCTCTTCTGAAAAGATTTCTATTATTGGGCGTAAGGGAAAGATTGGCGGCGAAGATTTTCATTTCTTTGGATCATTGTTTACAGGTGGCGGCGATGATACGCAAGGAAAGAATACTGTGTTTCATGGCAACTTAGTCGGTCGTGCTCTAGAAGCATGGACTGCAAAATTTTCTAAGTTCGCAGAACACTCTCATTCAGCACACGCTGCTACTAATGCTTTGACTGCATCAGGAATAGGAAGCGCAGGACCATTCACTCCATCACCTATGAACTTAAAACCAGATTATGATTTTACTTGGGGATGGAATGCACCAGATAATCATGTAGTTCTACAATCAATGGAGCAAGACGGTAGTATACTAAACGACGACCCAGATTTTTGGGTCATATCAGGATTACCAGGAGGACTGAACCAAGGTTATGCCATGTCTAGTCCGCACTCAGAAAACGTTGATCCGCAAGGGCATGAACCTTTGTATGATTATTATGGCAACCCAACTAAATGGTGGGAAGTTTGGAACAAGACTTCGCCATATGCAGTTCGTAAGGTCTACGTTGATGAAGACGGTATTCTAGAAGATAAAATTGCAAAAACCGACACGTACACTTATTATTTCAACTGGACCCCAGAAACGCCAGAGATTCGCTCCAAGTTGAGAACAATGGACGGTGCTAACGATAAACAAACTTCTCCTGAAGGGCAGACTAATGGTGCTAAGTGCATTCAATCTTTGCTTGATGAAAATAGATTAAGTCCAAAATATAAAGATCCAGGACCATCAGCACCATATGAAATTAAAAGAACTGGCACGAGCGTACCTATTCCGAGATTCGGTTACACGCTTCTGGGCAACCCAGTAGAACGCGCATCAAAGACTTTTACGCCTAAAAATAAACAAGCGGCGAGTAGAACTATTTTGGCAGATCCTTTATATAACCCAGATAAAATGGATGCGCCAATCACAAGTAAAACTAGATTATCGAAGTCTTCAACTATGTCTAAGTTCTTTGGTTCGCCAGGATCTAAAACCAGTTTAGAATTTGTGCCTATCGTAAAAGACAGGCAAGACCTTGCAAGGCAGTTTTATCTGCACGCTTGGTTAATGGAAGGCGTTGCGTCATTGAAGGAATTTAAAGATTTTAGATTGCAGGTTACGGAAGGATATTACAATCCAGCGAATGGTATCCGTAGAAAGTATGATGGTTCCTCTACTGAACCTGCTATCAGGCGATATTGGAGAGAACCTTATCGAAAAGAAGATGGCGGTAGTTGTCAAAAATCAGTCGTACAAGGAACGCCATATATTAATGAGTTGAAGTATGAGGGTCGCGCATGCGCGTACACTCTTTATAACTCTCGAGGAAAGATCGACTACAGCGCCACTTTTGAGTTATCGCTACATATCCGCGATCTGTTTTTTTATGATCAATTAAGTCTAGATTATGACTACACCAGACCAGATAATGTTATGACCCAACAAATTTTAGTTGTTATGCCTAAAATTGAAAAAGACTTTAAGGCAACATTTGAAATGAAGGTCTGTACTTATTTCAATAGGCAATTATTATCTGGTGCTGATCTTATTGAAATAACTGATTGATGCCAGTATAAATAGATGTATCAACCCATTGGATAATAACAATAATGGCGCTCAGAAGGATTACACCAGGACTTACCAACGACAAACGATTGGTTACTGGCAAACAAATTGATTACAAAGACATTGATCTTACGTTTACTGCCAAGTCGGGTTCTATCAACGAGCAGGGAATTAGGCAAGGCGACATATTTAAGAAAACAGATGTTGCTGCGGTGATTCAGTCTGTAGAAAATATATTACTGACTAACAGATTAGAAAAACCATTTACGCCAAATTTTGGCGGTAATCTTCGTGCAATGTTGTTTGACATGGTTGAATCATATTCAGAAAGATTTTTAAAACAGCGAATAATTGATGCGTTAAAAAGAGATGAACCAAGGGTTACTGTTACTGACGTTAAGTTTTATGATAGCGAAAAATTAGTAAAAGCAGGAGCAGCAAACGTATTTGGTCGGGATAGTCTAAGAAACACCATAGCGATAGTAGTAGAATTTGAAATAGACAATTCTGACGGAGTGTTTACCGCAAGAGTTAACATGAACAGGTTACGATAATGGCGACAACTATAACTTCAACAAAATTAGACTTTCAAGAGATCAAAGAAACTCTAAAGAATTCTCTGAAGAATACTGATGAGTTTAATGATTATGATTTTGAAGGATCGGGTATTTCTAATATACTTGATGTACTCGCCTACAACACGCATTTGAATGCACTCATAGCAAACTTTGCTTTAAATGAATCCTACCTTGTCACTGCTCAGTTGCGCCCATCTGTAGTTTCCCTTGCTGAATCTTTGGGTTATGTCCCAGGATCTAAAAAATCGCCAGAAGCGACCATCAACTTAACAATTAATACAGTGGACGTAGTTGGTATTGCTAATACACAAATAATTAATCCTGGC